ATGGTGGCAGACCCGAGAGTCAGCAAAAACATTGAGTCGGCAATCGCTTATGTCGGCGGTCGATGCGAGACACTATTCTCTGGCGTTTACGTGCGAAAGAATGTGCCTGGATTGATTGCGATACTAAGTATGAATGGATTAGCGACATGAAACCAGATATGTGGAAAATATTTACAATGGTATTAGGGGCAGTTATCATGCCTCTTGCTGGTTGGGTATGGTCTGTGAACGTAGAAGTATCTCAATTAAGAAATGATATGGGAGACTTAGAGCGACAGGTGGCAGAACTTGAAGAGCAAGTTGATGAGCAAGAAGAAGCAACCAGAACACTAATTAGAGTTGAGAGTGATCTTGCTCACGTCAGAAGTATACTTGATAGAATTGAGGACATTGTAACGCGATGAAAACTATTCTTATAGGTCTTATACTTGCAGCTATTACATTACCAATTGATGTAGATAGATTAAAGGCTGATTTATCTGATATGGAGCGGGATGCTTTGGCACTAGAGTTATACTTACAAGATAAGCAAGATCACGAAGATTACTGTCCACATATCAGTTGGGACCAGCCGCCACTAAGTACTTATAAAGAGACATTAAGATCGCACTTACCAGAAGGATGCAAATAATGAAAATCACACTTAAAAGATTACGACAGATTATCACCGAAGAAGTGATTAAAGAAGAGCTTGAACCTGAGCACGCTTCTCAAGCCATAGCTGCAATGTTGAGAGGACAAGCTCCAGAAGTAACATCAGATATTTTTGGTGATGCTTTTACTAGTTTATTCGGAGAAGAAGCTTTACAAGCCGCAGCAGAAGAACAAGCTAAAGAATATATGGATCAGGAAGAAAAGTTTCCCACTGAATATCAAGCTGGTGGCGCATATGGTGATCGCCCAATAGTTGGAATTAAAGAAGATATAGATGACATTGTTGCAGAAGAATTAGCGGCTATTCTTACAGAGCAAGATATTCCTGACTTATCTAAATCTGGCCCTGAATTAGAGAAACTTATTCAACAAATACTCCCAGCGATTGAAGCTGCAACCGAAGGAAATGAAGACCTTAAAAAATTATCTTTACAAAGATTGTTTCAACTTTTACAAAAAGAGGGCGGCGTTGAGATTCAAGAGAGTTTAGAAAAAACCATACAGGAAGAATATTATATTTATAATATTGAACAATATCAAAAACTACTAAAGGAAGCTCCAACGGCTAGAGAGCAATCTGCTCGTCTTAGAGCTATGTATCCTGACCCAAGAGATCCATATGCAAAATATGCTGTTCCTGGGCCCGAAGACGATCCTAGATATGAAAAAGCCGCCCCGCGTACAGATCGGGATTCTTTGCTTGGTCCAGTTACAAGTCGTGGTCTTAAGGTAGCGACAACTCAAGTTGCACAACTGTCTGATGAATGGCGTAAATTAATTGATCAAGGAATTGATATGAGAGCAGTTATTGATCAAGCAAAATCTGAGGGAGTTGATACGTTGGGAGTTTTAATGAATGTTCATAAAATGATTCAAGATACTTACAACAAACAAGGTCACGGTGAATATACGCCATCGCCTGATGAGCAAAAATTTATTCAACCAAAAGATCCAATTGCGCGCGCCATGTCTGATGAAGATTATGATTATGAAGCACGAATGCAAAAACGAGATGCCGAAAGGCGCCGCCAAGCAGCATCTACATATAATTTAGAAGAGTCTATTAGAGAATCAATTCGTGAGTTAAATTTGGAGTTTTAAAAATGCCATATATGCGTGTTGGAAAATGCGTTTATAAAAAAACGCAAGATGGCAAAAAAGGCAAAAAGAAAGGCTGTTCAAAAACAGTTGCAAAAGCAAAAAAGTATCTCAAAAAGCTTTATACAATTGATGAAATAATCAGAGAAGAAATAAAAAACTATTTACAAGAAAGGAAAAATAATGATGACACAGTATGTATCAGGAAAATTAGATAGATTAGTAGAGAAAGCAATTTCTCGTAAGTTTATGGTTTGGTTGACGGCTACTGGTCTGTTTGCCTTCTATAATTTAGAATCCAGCGATTGGGTTATGATTTCTGCGATTTATATCGGAGGTCAGGCTGTAATTGATGGCATTGCTAGAATGAAAGGTGTTTGATGATTAAAGTTGACTGGCTTAAAGTTTTCGGGTTTATAAAGAAAAACTGGAAAGAAATAACAATTGTTGTTCTTTTACTTGCAGTTATTGGCAAAATGCGTTATGATTATAAACAATTAGAAAATACTTATGAAGCCAGTCAGCAATCTCTTCAAAATCAAATTGATGGCTTGCAAGAAATTCATGCAGAAGAACTAGAAAGAAAAGAACACGCATTGCAACAGTATCGCGATGCATTAGATTTATTGGAGACAGAGTATGAAAAAGAAAGAGGCCAGATTGAGATTGTGGTTGAAGAGCGAATTGTGGAAATTGAAACAACGATCGACAACCGCAGACAATTCACAGAAAACAGAGAAGAACTCGCAGAACAAGTAACAGATACATTCGGATTTCAGTATGTTCCTTAAAGCATTGTTATTGTCTACGCTGGCTTATGCAGAGCCGGCTCAGTTTACTATTCTTGGTGAAAATGAACCAGCACCCTTTGAGGGTGTTTTGTTTAATAAGCGCGGTATTGCCGAGTTGTTAGTTTTGCCTGAAGAATATAGAATGGGGTGTGACTTAGAAATTGAATATCAACTAGATGTTCAAGCTACTGAGTTTCATCTTGAGAGGCAAAACTTTCAAATTCGCTTAGATGCTCTTGCACAAGAATATGATTTGCGTATTGAACAAAAAGATATAGAGATTGCCGCCTTGCAAGATGCAATGTTAAATCAGTCACCAAGCAATAAGCTGTGGTGGTTTGCTGGCGGTGTTGCTGCGGGGATTGCAACTACTTATGGTGCATATAGGCTGTTCAATGAGTAAAGATTATGATAAAATTGCTCGTATTGAAAAAGCCATAGCAGAAAAATATGGCAAGGAAACAATTCAAAACCCTAAAGGTAATTGGAACGAGAATAAAGAAAAAGAATATCTTGAACAATCAAAAGAGTTTTATAAGAAGCAACGCAAAAATGATGAGTGGCAAGAAAAAGTAGATGTTAATGGGATTAAGATCTCAAAAAAACTACTTAATAGAGAATCTTTAAAATGTTGTCCTGTCTGTGGGGCTTTCCCAAAGAATTCAATGGATGATGTTTGTTTCGTTAAATTTGATTGTTGCAATAAATGTTACATTAAATATGTCGAAGATAGAGAAGAAAGATGGCTAAAAGGATGGAGACCCAAAAATGGCAACAGTTTATGAAATAGTACAAGGATTGGCACAAGCCGCTGCTAATGCTTACGATGGCGCCCTTAAAGAGGACAGCGATGGTTGGCAAAATGCATCAGAGGAAAGAGAAAGAATTGAAGCTGGGCTCAAAAGAGAAGAAGGCAATGCAATTCTTGATAAAAGAGTTATGGATGGTTTTAACGTTTCTTTTTATGGACCAATGATGTGTATTAAATATCATTCCGAAATTCAATTAAAAGAAGTGCACGCTAATGGATTTGAAAGCGAGATTGATCAAAAAATGGCAGATATAGCATCTTTTTTGAAAAAAGAATATCGCAATATTACTGGTGAATCTGTTACTCTTAATAAAGAAGGAGAGGTAGATATACGTGTAGAAAACTCCACGCGCGTTCGCTCCTGGGTTTTAGCAAAGCAGCATTACATGGTTGGCGGTCTATCTGACGATATGACTGTTAATGAAGCTTCTGATGATAGAGTTGATTCTAATTGGCGTAGTTTTCTTGAGCAAGGAGGCTGGACCGGCGATGGAGGCAAGCGCCCCAAGAACGATACGAGACCGAAACCTAAAAATGATTAATGAGTTTTCAATTAGACAAAAAACAACAAGTCAAAGAGATACTTAAGTGTGGAAAAGATCCCTCATACTTTCTTAACACGTATGCAAGAATATCACACCCATTACATGGACTTATTCTTTTTAACACTTTTGACTTCCAAGATGAGCTTCTTAAAGATTTTAATGATTACCGCTTTAATATTATTTTAAAAGCTCGCCAGCTAGGTATCTCAACTATTACTGCAGGCTATATCGTGTGGATGATGTTATTCCACCGCGATAAGGCCATTCTTGTTATGGCAACCAAGTTTGCGACAGCAGGAAACTTGGTTAAGAAAGTTAAGAACATTATGCGTAATGTTCCCGATTGGTTAAAGATTGCAAACATAAGCGTTGATAACCGCACATCGTTTGAACTTTCTAATGGCTCGTCAATTAAGGCTGCTTCTACATCAGGTGATGCTGGTCGTTCTGAAGCTCTGTCTCTCTTGGTGCTTGACGAAGCCGCACACATTGAGGGTTTAGAAGAATTATGGACAGGTTTGTATCCTACGCTGTCTACTGGTGGTCGCTGCATAGCTCTTTCAACTCCTAATGGTGTTGGTAATTGGTTTCATAAAACTTGTGCAGATTCAGAATCAGGCACAAATAATTTTCATTTAACCACTTTACCGTGGGATGTGCATCCTGATAGAAATCATGAATGGTACAAAAAAGAAACTAAAAACATGTCAAAACGCCAGATTGCGCAAGAGCTTGAGTGCAATTTCAATACATCAGGCGAAACAGTTATTGATCCTGATTGTATGCAGTGGATGTTAACGACGGTACGAGAACCAAAGTATAGAACTGGCTTTGATAGAAATTTTTGGATTTTTGAAGAGTTTGATCCAACGTGTAATTATTTGTTAGTAGCAGATGTGTCACGAGGTGACGGAGCCGATTATTCTACATTTCACATTGTTAAACTTGAAACATTAGAAGTTGTTGGAGAATATCAAGGCAAGCCAACGTTAGACATGTTTTCCAACATATTGAATAATGTAGGTCGTGAATTTGGAAACTGCATGCTTGTAGTTGAAAATAATAATATCGGATATTCAGTACTTGATAAGTTAATAAGCGAATATCAATATCCAAATGTATATCACTCAATTAAATCTACACATGAATATATTGAACAATACCAAGCAGAAACAAGAACATCTGCAGTTCCTGGGTTTACCACCTCTATGAAAACAAGACCTCTCATCGTTGCTAAATTAGAGGAGTTTATCAGAAACAAACTAATTACCATATATTCTTCTCGCACCGTAAACGAGATGAAGACTTTTATATGGAGGAATGGTAGACCGCAAGCAATGAAAGGCTATAATGATGATTTAATCATGGCTCTTGCAATAGCGTGTTGGGTAAGAGATACAGCACTGCAAGCAAATGCTAGAGATTTAAATTATCAAAAAGCTTTTGTTAATGCAATCTACACTTCAAAAACAAGGATTAATACAAGAATTAAAGGACAAGACGGCTACAAGAAGAACGAAATTTTTGATAAAATGTCGGAAGCTGAGAAAATGTATAAGCAATATAAATGGATTATAAAGTGAGAAAATAAATGCCACCGAACAAGAACCCTGCTAATAATCAATCAAAATTATTTAAGTCTTTAACCAGATTATTTTCTGGGCCTATTATTAATTACAGATCTCAAACTGGTCGCAAGATTCGTCGCCAGCATTTAGATAAGTTTTCTAGTAGGTTTAAGTCTGCATCGGGACAACAGTTTAAAAAATCTCTTTACAATCCTTTAGATACTATCTCCACCAATGCCATAGCAAACCAGCAGCGCGTTGAGAGATACATTGATTTTGATCAAATGGAATACACACCAGAAATTGCATCTACCTTAGATATTTATGCAGATGAGATGACTACCCATTCAAGTCTTAGCCCTATGTTAAACATTAAGTGCCCTAATGAGGAGATTAAAGCTGTTTTAGAAGTTTTGTTTGATAGCATATTGAATCTTCAATATAATCTTTTTGGTTGGTCACGAACAATGTCTAAGTATGGAGACTTTTTCTTGTATCTGGATATTGATGAAAAATACGGCGTGCAGTCTGTGATATCACTACCACCAACAGAAATTGAAAGAATTGAGGGAGAAGACGCAACTAACCCCAATTATATACAGTACCAGTGGAACTCGGCAGGAATGACATTTGAAAACTGGCAGGTTGCACACTTTCGCATTTTAGGTAACGATAAGTATGCTCCTTATGGAACTTCCATACTTGAGCCGGCTCGACGTATTTGGCGTCAGTTAACTTTGATGGAAGACGCAATGATGGCATATAGAATTGTTAGATCCTCTGAAAGAAAACTTTTTAAAATTGATGTTGGCGCTATACCTCCAAATGAAGTTGAACAATATATGCAAAAGATTGTCACACAACTTAAAAGACATCAAGTTATTGATGCGACAACGGGGCAGCTTGATCTCCGATATAATCCAATGTCTATTGAGGAAGATTACTTTATTCCAGTTCGCCCTGGTTCCGCCACTGATATCACCAACATAGCTGGTGGACAAAATACGACACAGATTGATGATATAAAATATCTGCGCGACAAGCTTTTCTCTGCTTTGAAGATTCCTCAAGCTTATCTTGCAATGGGCGAAGGCGCTGCAGAGGACAAAACTACATTAGCACAAAAAGATTTACGATTTGCTAGAACTATTCAAAGATTGCAAAGAGTTGTAGTCGCTGAGCTTACAAAAATTGGAATTATTCATCTTTATACATTGGGGTTCAGAGGAGATGACTTATTGACGTTCAGCTTATCTTTGAATAATCCATCAAAAATTGCAGAACTTCAAGAAATTGAACATTGGAAAGCTAAGTTTGATATTGCTGCTGGCGCTACTGAAGGATATTTTTCTCGTCGTTGGGTAGCAGAACATATCTTCGGCATGTCTCATGAGGAGTTTATTCGTAATCAACGCGAGATGTATTATGATCGTAAGCACGATGCATCGCTTCAGGCCGTGGCCGAAGCAGCTGCTGCAGCCCCAGCAGGGGGCGACCTAGGCGGCGGCGCTGATCTTGGTGGCGGTGGTGGAGATTTGGGTGCAGATTTGGGCGCCCCACCAGAAATGCCGGCAGGTGATGCAGGCGCCGGCGATGCTCCAGCCCCAGCAGCTGAAGAGCCTGCAGCCGGTGGTGGAGATGAGTCTCCATTATTAGCAGCACCTCCTGGCAATCGTGACGTTGATAAATCAAAAGGCAAGAAATATACCCCCGTTCGTCCAGAAAGCGATGGAAGAATAACCAAGGGTCCACGCAAAAGAAATATATCTGCCAAAACTAAAACTGAATTTGGAACTGTTCCCAGGCGAGCATTGCACCCTGGAAGCGAAATAAACAATATTGCTCTTCCGAGACTTGCAAAAGGCTTTGCTGAGGGTAATTACAACGATGAGGCATCTATTTATACTTTAAGAGAGCAAACAGAAGAAGACAAGCTGTTTCAAGTTAATAATTCTGTTCGATCGTTACTTGAAGAATTGGAAAACAAAAATTTATTAATGGAGAATAAGAATGAAGACTAGGCACAATAAAAAGAGAAACACAGCGTTTATTTACGAATCATTAATTGTTGAGGCCACTGTCTCTGTTCTTAAAAAAGATACAGAAAGACAAGATAAAGCAGTAAACATTATCAAGAAATATTTTAATACGGATAGTATTTTAAGAAAAGATCTACAATGTTATCGCTCGCTTTATAAAGAGCAAGATTTAGATGAAAAAACATGCAGAAGAATTATCAACGAGGCAAGGGTTCAGCAAAAGCTTATCAACCCCACTGGGTTATTTAACGCTCAAACTGAATTAATTAATGATATTAACAAACAATTATCACCCTCCGTGTTCAATAACTTTGTACCAAATTATAAATATCTTGCAACAATCTCTCAATTGTTTTCAATTAAAACATCTCCTAAATCTCTTGTTATATTAGAAAATAAAATAATTGAAGATATGCAAACAAAAAATTATAATTCTGATAATAAAACTACTGACGTTATTGATACATTGGTATTAAATAAGTTTGTTGAAAAATTTAACGATAAGTATGAATCAGATTTGCTTACTGAACAAAAAGATTTGCTGACATATTACATTTCCTCATTTGCAGACAATGCTGTAGAATTAAAAATATTTTTAAATGAAGAGCTAACAAGATTAAAAACAAAATTATTAGAATCTCTTGAAACAGAAGAAATAAGCAGTGATTCAGAAATGAAAAGAAAAACAAATGATATTATTAATAAACTTAATGAGTTTTCTAAATCTGAATTTGATGAAGGCATGCTTCTTACAATTTTAAAAACACAATCACTTATAAAGGAAATATACGACGATGGGAATTAAAATTCGTATCGGTAAAGGCGCCGACGATGCATTTGTCAGGCTTGAAATGGATATACGAAAAAGTATGTCTGGTGATTTTATGATTTTTGATCACGCAGATGTTGATATTGTTCTATCCACAAAAACAAATAAAATTATTGCCTTCCCCAAAGATAGTATGAGTGATTTAGTTTACGGAGCGCAAAACAGATTATTCACAGAATTAAGAAAGAAAGGTATCATCGTTGCAGATTCTATACAAGCCGGTTCATATTATGGAGCGGTAGAAGCAATTATGGAGCAAGCTTCGTCTGAAGAATTAAGCACTCCCAAAATGGCACTAATAAACATTTCAAAATTTATAGATGAGGAGCGCCCATACTTTGAATCCACAGAGGCTATTATTTCTATGCAAGATGATGATATATTACATCCTGATAAAGCAAAATCAACTGAATTGGGCGAAGTTCCTCATGCGGTGCAAAAAGGATCAATGCAGCAAAACTACATTAGAGATCCATACTCTGTAGGATATATGTACACTTTTGAATAGGAAGGATTATGGAGCTACTAACATTTATACTTTGTGCCTATGGCCTTACACAAATACTTGTATATGGTAAGATTTTTTCGTCTTTGAGGCCAAAAAAAGGAAAACTAGGTGAGTTAGCTAATTGTGCTATGTGCATGGGCTTTCATGTTGGTTGGATTTTAATGCTGCTTTCTCCATTTACAGAACTATTTAGTTTTGATGTAACTGTATTTAATTTCTTCCTTTTAGGAGGAATATCTTCAGGCACCTCATATATTTTAACTATGCTCTTCGGAGATGATGGAGTGAAACATGAACACAAGTTGGACTAATAAATGGATGCTGCAGCCCGTTCGTCGTTGCTGTAAGGGCTCTTAGCTATGGGAAAAAAACTTTTAAGAGAATATTATGAACTCTGTGAAGGCGGCGTTTGTCAAGATTTGTTAACTGAAGATGAAAAAAGATTTGTAGCAAATGGCGGCATGATGCTTTCTGGAAAATTACAAGAGGCCGATATACAAAACGGAAATGGCAGAGTTTATCCTCATGCAGTCTTAATGAGAGAAATGAAAAACTATTCTAAACTTGTAGAAGAGCGCCGCGCTTTGGGTGAGTTAGATCACCCAGAAGATTCAGTTATCAATCTTAAAAATGCTTCTCACATGGTTACCAAAGTTTGGTGGGACAATAAAAATGTCATGGGTAAGGTTAAAGTTCTTGACACGCCATCTGGTCAAGTTTTAAGAAGTTTGGTTGATTCGGGTGTTAAGCTTGGAATATCATCTCGTGGGATGGGATCTGTGACAGAATCCAAAGGCCAAACAATTGTAGAGGATGATTTTCAGCTTATTTGTTTTGATTTCGTCTCTGAGCCATCCACTCCAAATGCGTTTATGATGCAAGAGGCAAAGAATTATAGTAATACAGTTTTTACTAAAGCAGATAGAATTAATAGAGTTTTGAATGACATCCTGGGAGATTATGAAAATGAATAAAAAAACTTTAAATAGAATTATTGAACAAGAGAAAACAATTTATAAGACCAATAAGTCTATTAAAACAGAACATAAGAAATTAGTTGCAAAAAGGGAAGATTTCAATTCTATGGTTGTAGCTCATTTGTTAGAAAATAGAGTTGGTCATCCTGTGGACCTTTCACAAATTGAAGAGGGTGTGTGGGATAGTATCAAGTTTGGCTTGTCTAAGCTTGGCTCTCTTGAAAAAGGCGGCAAAATCTTTGGCGATCGTAAGGGTCGCACAGCTGCCGCTGAAAAAGAAATGATGGACTCTATTGATAAAGCTTCTAGTGAAGCCGTTAATACTATGGTCAGCAGCCTTAAAAATGAATATCCAGGCTGGCCAAATATCAAAGATAGCAATAAATTTGCTGCGTCTATGATGGTGTTTTACATCGCATACGACTCCATTGTCAAAGCAACAAAATTGCCGCCAGATGACCCAAAGTATATGCACCCCGAAGCTGCAAACGGCGCTATTGAAGCTATTACAAAAGTTCTTAACTTCACTAAAGATTATAAGCTTGCAGATATCTATAAGCACACAAACGAACAAGAAGAGTTAGAGGGCGAAGTGCTTGAGGAGATATCGATTCCCGCCATGATTAGAATGACTTCCCGACTAGCTAGAAAAGTTGCAAACGACGGCTTTGAATCCCTTTCGCCGCGCCAAGCCCTTCGCCTCAAGAGAAATGTAGGAAGACTCACTGCAAAAGCAAAAGAAGCAGGAGGCGCCGAAAACCTCACTGCAACCGAAGAACAGGCATTGAGAATTGGTCGTAAAGCCCTAGCCGACTCCTCCGACGCTCCCGAAGGAATGATGGATTTTGATTCTGACTCGCTTGCGGGCGATGATGTTGATTTTGGCGGTGGTGATGCTGCTGATGCTGTTGATGTTGGTGGTGATGCTGCTGATGCTGCTGATGTAGCTGACGTTGGTGGTGATGCTGCTGATGCGGTTGACGTTGGTGCTGATGCTGCTGATGTAGCTGACGTTGGTGGTGATGCTGCTGATGTAGCTGACGTTGGTGGTGATGCTGCT